CCACAGGACGCTGATACTGACCGGTAAGCTCTTTGATCGTAGCGGTCTCCTCGATCGTGACCTCCTGTACAAGACCAAAGTTAACTGGCGTTGCGTTGGCAATATCTGTCCGTGTTCCGAGCAATACCCCAGAGCCGAAACTATACATGGTTTACCTCTTTCGTTCGACAAATACCTGGCACCTGATGGAACTGCCACGGCAACATAATCATTAGAATGGCGTATCTATATACGTTCATCATACTGGGCGCCTGCTTCTAGCTCAATCCAAGCGGATAAACGCATGCCAGATTGATCACCGGACGATGAGGATACCAGGAATAAAAGCTGGAAATTGGTTCTTGGGAACTGCCGGTGCCGCAATCCCCATATCGAGCAGATCCTGATTTGTGGCCGGTCTCGTGTCATCTCCTCCTCTTAGGCTCCGCATTTCACATCCTTGGATAATCACCCGGGCGTTCGCGCGCTCCGTTGCTATCGTCAACATCTGATAATCCTTCAAATACTGTTATCCGCACGCCGCAATGGCTGCAAACAGAACATCTCTCAATCTTCTGGTTTCCATGGCGGAAACGATTTGAGTGGCCAAGCTTAAGATGAGGTCTGCAACCTATGGCAAGATAATTCTAATAGGGACAATCAAAAGCCCATCACCGTCAACATCACCCGGATCTTTCAACACCTTTCCATCAATGCGGCAGTTATAAACTGCACCGCCGAGTGTGTTCCGTCCACTCGCCGTATCTGCTCCAGAAAGCGCGAACGCGTTATCGATGGCGTCCATCACTTCGTTGATGAGCATCGCACCTATTGTCGCTGGATCCTTGGCATTCAGGTAGACGAACACCTTGGCTTCGATGACGCGTTTGGGAACAGCGCCCTCCGTCCAAGAATAGGTTTCTTGGCCGCCCTCGAAAAGGAAGCAAGCTGGCCGGCTTGCCGCGGGCACATCGGTCCAAAGCCTAAGCCGCCTTGCCGGTCCAAGTTTCCATGGGTATGCGTTTGCGATGATATTCATGAGCGCCGCAATGGCGTTCTCTCGTACCGTCATACCGTCCAGCTCCCTACAATTGCTTAAAGCAGGCTCTTGCTAACCATTCATTCGCTTCTATGTACTTCGGTTCACATCCCTATCGCAGCGCATCAACAATAGCCTGCTTAAGATTGACCTTTATATCATCGCGCATTTCCTTAAGTGAGCTCGTAAGGTAAGAGCGTGCTTGGATTAGCGAACCTGGGTGATGGACGTGTTTCGCGAAAACCTCATGCCCATTCAAGGCAAAAGCCAGCACCTTGGCATTCACTGCAATGATCTCATGAGCTGCGGTTTTTCCGCCGAATTCCTGAATCGCGGCATAGGGCACGCCGACGCTGGAAACAGTGACCGATAAGTCACTCTCCTCATTATCTACTGACGATACGATGGACTGCGCGAGAGCGCCTGAACGGGGCTGAAGTACTGCGCCAGAAAGCTTTTGCTGTATCCGGGTCTCGAGAGCATTACGAAGAGCCTCCGCCTGATCCGATAGTGCATTTCGTACTGCCTCCACATCGAAGATCACCTCGATCATGGCGTAATTAGCCTCCGGTAAGGCCCAAGGGTACTCGCAACGTAATCTGGAATATCCTTAACGATGAAACCAATGCTCTCTTGCCCGCCGAGCGACTTCGAGCGCTGTCCTATACGTGAGCGATAGGCATATCGTTCTGCCACCCAATCCGTACAGCAAGACGCGAGATCGGCTGGCACATAGCCATAACTAATGAGAACGGTTGCTCCTGCATCAGCTTGAGAAAAATTATAAATACCATTTGTTACCGCGTATTGCCCGGCCGCGGGAACGCCTGCAACCATTTCTAGCGCAACTTCGTTTGAGTAAGTGACGCCAGCATCACTGCCCCAATCACCGTAAGGAGCCTCCACGGGAACGCTGTAAGGAGGGTTCAAAGGGATCACTGCACTTTCGTTCGCAATCTGGTATCCGGCCCGATAGGAAATCGTGACGTTCTGCACACCGCATGCAAATAGATAGCGGCGTAAAGACAGTCTCTGCATGGCTCCAGGCGGGGTACCGCCAGATGTCTCTAGAACATAACCGGCCTGAGCGCTCGCACCCACGGTTAGAGAAGGTGAAGGCGGGATGGAGATACCGTTTATTACGCAAGAGGAGATCTCAATGACCGGCCATTGTTTAAGTACAATTGAAAAATCATTTCCACCATCACGTACTTCGACATAGTCCGCCGGCAAGATCGCTGGCCTATCAATAAAACTTAGTATTGCCCGGCTAATTTGCGTGATCATCTGAGCAAGAAGAACATCATCATCGGTGCCCGAAATATCGAGCCAGGACTTCACATCAGAGAGGCTAATGAGATCAAAGGGAGAGGCCATTTTATTGAAATCCTGCTGTCAGGCGTTGCGTTCATGCAACAGCCCATTGTCACGAAGTTAGCCGCATTCTTTCTCAGACGCAGGCTTTCCTGGGTATCCGCGGACCTAACTGTTTGAGAGCCCTTAACCTCCAGCCGCGCTCCGTATAGCAGCGCGCAGTTCATCATTGGTCACGGGAAGGGATACCCGAATCCCCTTTGCCCTCAGCAAGGTAAACAGCTCCCGGCGTTTCATCTCCGATATGTCATTAATTCCGGCGCTGGGCTCTGTGATACCGGCTCCGGCGCCCACACAGGTATCCAATGACCTCGATGGCTTTCCTGTCCCGGGCTGATCTGGTTGCCTCACAGATTGAGCAACCGCCATATGGCCGCCGCCGCCGCTCTCCCTTTGTTTATCGTCCAGCGGAGTTAACCCGTGCGAGATGAGACTCATCACGCTGCTCTTCTTGACTTCGATGGATCCATCTTCGGCTATTTCAAGGATTTTTCCTTCATGGGAGACTGCACAGCAGCCTGTTGGAACCCGTAGCTTCATCCTGATGATTCCTCATTAGGTACCGTAATCGGTCTTCTCCGGCGAACTCATGAGTTCGCCGGAATCCCGACAAAAGACGTCGTGTAGCTGGTATCTTCTAGCTGCAACTCACGTCTAAGAAACACAAGAAGCACCGATGAGCAGAATGGTTAGCCGTTACCAATATTTGTGATTAATGCCAAAGATGGCGGGAAGTAGTTTTGCAGAACTTCATCCGCATAGACCCCATACTCATATCTGCGGCTGCGAAGGGGCCATTCAATCTGGTAATAATCTTGCCGCGTGCGAATTTGCATGATGTTGCCAACGCCTGCAAGCGGATATGGCAGCGTCTTTGTTGTCATGAGAATTGTTCCAGAGGGCATGTTTGGATGTACCCTTATGTCTATGACGCTACCACCCTGCATCGAAAACCGGTTTAAATAAGTACGAACCATTATGCCGCCGCCAACTAGATCTTGCGGAGATTCGAAAACGAAACGCTGTGCAGCGGTTTGTGATCCAGATAGGATCTTTCTTGAGATATTTAAGGCCTCCTGCGAATTTACCCACATTGTATCTGGAGAAAGCCGGTAGCTATCCCACATATGTTTCAAGACAGTGTCAATCTCTATGATACCACCAGAACTATCTGATGTGAGTGGTGTTCCAACGCCAGGTGTCCCAGAAGCCATCGTATAGATGTACGATCCGGAACCCGGAATGAGTGCCTGATAAATGAGACCGTCAAATGCAAGTGCATTCGTAGAATTGTCAATGTATGAGCCATTGACCTGCAGAGAAGCCACCTTTTGCGTTCCAGTTGCCGATGCGGTAATCACCACCGAATTTATCGTTGTAATCGCGCCAAGCGTTTCATTACCAACAGATCCCCAAAACCAGGCATATCCTAGAGCCCCAGTGACCGGAACGACGCTTGCACTAATTGAGCTCGTTGTGCCTGTCGTTGCCACAGTCGCATTTGCGCTGGGTATGGCCACGCCACCCCCAAAAATGTCGTTCGAACCATCGGCGTTGATGCGCGTGATTTGCCCTTGGATACCACCTGCGATGCTCCCATTCATAAGTCCATCGAGAGTCAAAGCAACGCAAATGACAGACCAGGTCTGAGTAGTGAGCGTTCCTCCGGTGGTCAATGCCGTTAGTGTCGGTGTGGGGGTTGTGCCGAGAGGCACCGAAGTGCAGCCTCCAAGGATCATCGCTTCTTCGCCAAGCATCAGAGCTTCAAGGCCCGTCTTAGCTGCAATCGCACGGATGTCGTCGAACCCCTGACCTGCATACTGGGCCTCGAAATCGACACTCGTTTCAATCCCGATTCCCTTGTAAGTTGCGGTGTAGGACTGTGTGTTTACAGCCATGACGCCGCCTCGATTTGCTGACGAAACACCAAAACGCAAACCGCTTGTATTGATTGCAGTCACCGCGCGCCACGCAGCCTGGATGCCGCCCTTTCCGGAAACGCGGGGAATCATGTTGCGTAAGGGCGTCAATACCGGATATAGAAACTTCGCGCCAAGCTCCAAGTCGTAGAATGTCAGCCCCGATGTGGCACTCGCGCTTTCTGAGAATGTGGACTTTTCGAGTCCGCTGAGGCCTTTGAATCGCGGATCACCAAGCGGCCTTTGCTGCGCTGCCTTAAGCCTGTCCAGAACATCCTGAACATTGGTCTGCGTCATCATATCTAGCTCCTAGCCGGTGGAATTTCTAGAGTGTTTTCGGAAGTCAGTCTTAACTGATGAGGTCAGGCTGTCTGCACATGCCTATTGCGGGACTGGAGGGCTCGCGAAAGGCCCCGTCAGCTAAGGCGACTTGAGCGCTCAGGCGTCATGCAGGAAAAAGATGCTTAGCGTAGCGGCGGCCGACCGTTCCGCTGCGCCAATTTGATGGCGAGAACCGAAAGAGCATCCGGGTTCGAAAGCAGTGTCTCGGCATCGCCGGAAACTTCATCCATCCGGTCCTCGCTTTTTGAAATGACCCGCGAGTGGCCCACGAGTGGTAAAGGTAAGGGCTGATCCTCTATATTCTTAACCCGGCGCAAGACATCGGCGAGCGTTTCAGCAAGGACGTTGAAGCTTTTTTCCAGATTCCCCTGCGACATTTTCTGCGGCGTGCACACAGCACCAAGTTCCACTGCAGTGTCATGCATGTGCTGGATTCTCGTTTGATCCGCCTCGTTGTTGCGGGCGCCAATCTTCAGAAGATTGCTGCTTTTTAGACCGGCGGTCTTAAGAGGTGCTGAAGCCGGCGATGCTTGCGAAACGTCAGTGTGTGCGAGTTCACCAGTTTCTTCACTTACCATGCTGCGCAGAATAGAAGAGGCACGCGCGACAAGATCGCGCAACTCACCTGGCACATTGGAATCGTCCTGCTCGGACATCTCCTCTAATTCCGCTGCATTTTGCAGCCAGTTCAATTCATCAATGATATGCGCAAGCCGTGCTACAGTGTCCATTTCTTTGCTGAAGTGTCTCTGTTCACGTGTTCCATCAGCCTTGATCAGTTCGAACGTCGCTTCCGGCAGGCATGGCAGATCAACGAGAGAGATTTCACTTGGAGCCGCAGTGTAACGTGTACGCCCTTCGGTATCTGTCCACCGGCGTTCGTAGGTCCCTCCCTGCGAGAAGCCGGTATACACGCCTTCTAACACTTTTGCCCATTCGGCATCATCGACGACCTTGGCACAGATCTCGATCTGCTTTGCATCATCATTAAAAGTGATCTTGGTCACCTTTCCGGCCGCGACATTTCCATGCATTGCACGCAGGTTGCCAAGAGATTTGCCACGGGTTGACTTGGCAATCTCTGCCGACCATTTTTCGTAGAGCGGCTTGGTGGAGGCATAATCGCAGATCTCGCCAGCGCGATCTTCCTTTTCTGCAGTTGCGATGCCATAGACGCAGCGGTGCGCTGCGTCGACCTTTGTGATCGGAATGAACATACGCAGCACGGACATGAATACTCCTTGCTTTACGAATAACGAATGAGGGACGAGATGGCTTCTCTCTAGAGAAGCTGAAAACGGTGTGGTTTTGTTTCTGCAGACTATCTAAAAAAGTGGCACGCGAACTGCCAGGCACCTCGGGTGAAAGCCGCTGCCGGTCCTTCGGTGTCTTCTCGACAAACCTTCAAGCGGTAGTAAACTCTCCCGGGTCCAGCGGCAGTGCCGATTACGTAGTCTGATGCCTGCCTGGTAATTCTGAGGTCGCGCGCCCACACATCCTGGCATCCAAACAGATGAAAGTAGTGAAAGCCGAGGTGCGCTTCTTTATTCCGGCAGCGGAACAAAACCCGCATTGGTGAGGGTCATCGGCTTGCCCGCCGACGCCTGCGCCAGCGGAGGCCGGCCAAGCGCCGCCCGCGCCTCATTGATGGTCAGGATACCCTTGGAGGTATAGCCGGAAAGGATTGCCTCTTGCGCCACGGGATCAGTTTCGTGACCCGCACTCCAAATGAATTCGAGATCAGCTGCTTCAAATTCGCTCGCAAGAATATCATCAATGAGCGCCTTCACCCAGGCAAGGATCGGCGCAAGACCTTCCTCCTCGGCAATCTCCTTTTGAGTCTCGGCCGTGGCACGATTGATAGGCTGAATGAGGGCTTGTGGGGATATCGAGAAAGCAAAGCAGACGATGCGTGCGAGCCATTCATCGAATGCTCCCTTGAGCTCGGGCTCCTTCGTCTGGATGAAAGTCTTCGCGACGCCGCCAGGCACGAATTTGGCCCTTCTGCGCCGGCTGAGATCGCCATCGAAATAGGCATCCCAATATTTCTGATAGGAGGCGATCTGATCAGGCGTCCAGCTTTCTGGAACACCGATGAGGCTATCGGGGATATTCCCTTCTGAGAAATAATCGAGAAGGTAGGATTGCCGGCGCAGGGCGATGTTCACTGTCGTGATCACCTGCTCCACAGGGCTCATGCCATAAATGTGATTGACGCGCAGATTACGCGGCCTGTATATCAAGTCCCGTACAGAATAATTGACCGCAGGATAACCTTTCAGGATCTGCTGATATGCAGCAGGATAGACAAGCTTGCCGTCCTCGTAGTACGGTTGCGGCGGACGGCCCCATGGGTCGATCACGGGCTTGATTGTTGCACCGTCGAGCGGCATAAGCGCTTTCAGCCGGCCGCCCCGGTCACGGCTCATGTAGAGTGCCGGAGCGTCGGTGACAAATACCTCTTCGAGCAAAATGCGCAGCCAATCGGCAAATCCATGAATGCCATCCGGGCGAGCGAAAAAACTCTTTAATACTGCGATACGTTCCGTGTCCCTTACTGAATGTGCCGTCTTGTCCCGCGTAGTGATGATCCATGATTGACGTGCTGCCTGATCTTTACGCGTCTCGATAATAAGACGTAAAAGATCATAGCCGTCCGCAAGCGCGCGCAGCGTTCCGAAGGTCAGCGGCTCGTAGGGGCGCGGGAGCGTCGAAAGATTATAGCCGGCCGGATAGTCCCATTGGCGTCCGGCAACCTCGGGCGGCGCGAGCGGCGTGATGGGATCGAGAGGGCCGAACCAATCCGCTGCCTCTTCCGCATTTTTGATCCCAGCAAAACTGACACTGACCTCATAGGGGCTAAGCGGCCAGCTTCTTTGCCCCGCACCGCGCTCGGCCATGCTGATTCCTTCGTGCTTGAGGTGATTTCCTTTAGCCGTTCCTTAGGAAGGCAACGCCCCGCCCTATGCTTACGGCGTCATATGCGGCTCGAGCCTTCCGCCTGACGGCGGTAGAATTCGATGATGCCTGTATGATCGCCGCTCCCGAAGAGATACGTCAGAGCCCAGATGGCGGCGTCGGCATGATCGGGACTCCCGCCTCCCATGTAACCCGCCACCGAAAACGCGCAAAGCTGATCTTCTAGTTTTCCAAATCGTCCGGCATGATGGACTTGGCCCTGTGCGTAGCGCACGGAGACTGGCTCAGCACGGACTGCCTTGCCTCGGCTCGCGCTCACGAGGCGTACAGGCACATTCGGGTCCGCCGCCTGGAGTGTCGCGCGAACCATCTCACCGCCAAAGTTGCTTTCGGCCACGATGCAATCGGCACGGAATTCATGAAAGGCGTTGACCGCCCGCCTGCCCCAGACCGCCGGAGCCTCGCGGCAGGAAAGGTCCTCGAGGATGTAGCAATCCCCATCAAATCCTCTCGCCGCGACGATGATACCTATCTCATCTGCGCCAAGATCATCTCGTCCCGCCGCCCCTGAAGGATCAACGGCCACGACAACCGCAGCGCGCTTATCATCTGAAATATCCTCAGGTGCACATCGGTTTGCGTCTATTGTCTCAAAGGTCCATAGTGCACCGTCGATTTCATCAACATAAACACCTTCATAAAAACGTTTGCGCTGCCTCTGCGGAAGATTATCGAGACTTGCCAGGAATTCCCCGGAAAGATTCGCCGCATTGTCAGGAGGGTTTAAGAAAGCGCGCTGGTAATTCTCGGGATCTTTGAGTAGCTGTTTTGAAATAGGATCACGTTTGTCGCCAAAAAGAATATTCGTCCAATGTGACTTGCCAACCGGATTGAGATCTACAAACGCATGCTGGCGAATTCCATTCGTTACTTGGGCAAGCCGCGTGAAAGCAACCAATGCGGAGGAATAAGGTATCTGAGAGGCTTCGTTCAGGAAGATGGTGGCATATTCGAGGCCGAGGATTTTCTCAACGCGGTCTTTATCATCGAGTCCGCCAATCCAAATGCGCGAGCCATTCGGCAGGGCAAAATAGCCATCCTGCCTGTGCTCCTTGAGCGTCACGCCAGGGAAACAAAGATCGACCACTTGAGGCAGCGTCCCGAGTGCGATGGAAGCCCGCGCAGCATTGGCCCTAAAACGCAATATGGCATGACGTGAACCTTTCTCTTGAAGTGCTCGTATCAGAATGGCACGTACGATAAGGAAAGTCTTACCCGAGCGTGTACCGCCTGCTAGACAAGTATAGCGCTGCGGCCCATCCAAGAGGCGGCGAGCCGCTTCCTGGCCTGCACTGAATGATACCATGCCTGTCCTAATTGCTGTTTTGATGTGATAAGACACATAAGATCCTTGACCAGCTACGGAGTTCACGCCTGATCAATAGCTGGATGGAAAAATACGCTTCCGGCTGGCGGCGCCTCATTCATTAGAACGGCGGGGCCCTTCCATGTATTAGTTCATCAAGGAAAAGGGCAAATGCGTCACCGCTTGAAATCCTTGAAATGGACGCAATGCATGCACGGCACGCGCATATATAGCGCTTACAATCACTGGCATGTCAACGCACCAGCGATCCATCTTCTTGCGCGTTCTTACATAATCAGGACGTGCTCTACACAATACACATGACAGTGTGACCGCCGCCGGACGGAAGTCTCTGCACAGGCCGAGATAGATGAAAATGCTGAAATAGAGTGAGGTCAAGCGCTGCCGCAGACGCGCAGCTTAACGCTTGAATACCAAATCGAACCGGAGGCGAAAGGGAAAGGTGCGCAATTCGTGCACGGCACGCGCGTATATAGCCCTCACAATCGCTGGCATGTCAACATCTCACCAACGCATTTTATTGCGCATTCGTACATGATGAGGCAATCGCCTGCATCTCACAGTACCTGCATATTTACGAAGAACGGAAGCCGCAGCTTCCGCCCAGGCATCTCAAAAAGACAGCAAAAATTGCTCCTTCAAATTTAACTATATGCAGAATATGATTTTTCCTCAACAATGGCAGAACCAAAGAGTTCATTAATCTTCTTCTTTACCTGCGCACGCTTATCGTTAGTCATGTAAACTTGACGTGCTAGGGAAATGAACGCATCACCAAAGTCGCCTCTCATCTCATGTTCCCGGAGCGCCTCCTCGACGTTCCAAAGCAAACTGTTGGCGGCTTTGAGCTCAGCCTCTAGCTTTGCCAATTGTTCTCCTGTGTAGGCGCTCTCTGCCCTGAGCTGCCGCAGCAACGCGAGCTCAAACCGGATATTGCCGAGTTTTGCTTGTTCTTTAATATGGTATTCTTTGATCTCCAGGATTGTAATCTTGTCGATTAACTCTCCAACCGCGCCAGGTATTGGCAGCACACCCTGATATACTTTCTTCTTTGATGCACGTTCTTTTTCAGCAGTACAGGCACGAATCTCATTCCCAATCCTCTCAAAAACCGGCTTCCAATCGCCCTTTTCTGGTTGCCGGAAAAGCTTCATGGTTGGATACCAAGGACAGTCATCCCGGCCCATCAACCAGCGCCAATCTGCTACATGCTTCAGCGCGAGAAAAACCCGCTTTCCCAGCGCTCCTGCAAGATGTGCGATGGCAGTGTCTGAAGTGACGACGAGGTCAACGTTCTCCATCACTGCGGCACAATCGACGAATGAGTCTGGCCCCGAGTCAAAATCATCGCCCAAGCCCTCTATCGTGAAGCGGCCATCTTTTCCCTCTACCTCGATCGAGGCCTGATCCTTCATGAGACTGATCAGCCGGACGCCATCGATTGCAGCGAGCGGCGCAAAGCATGGCAGTGGTATCGATCTTTGGAGGTTGATGAACTTATTCCCATGCCAGCCAATGCCTATCCTAAAACCCTCGCTTCCGATTCGCTCGGCCCATTTCACAACAAGGCCAGGTTCCGGATGAAGGTATGGCACGGGTGCTGGAATGGTTTCCAAAGAAGTCTTAAAACCGAAAGGAAGACTCATCAGCGCACTTTGAAATGCAAACCTGTCTTGTGTATCTAGCGTATCAATAAGATGGACAGGTTTAGGTAATGTGCACAAGAGCCGATGCATGTTCCTGCGGCAGAACAAGGTAACATCTGCGCCTGCCTCGACAAGACATAGCACGTAACGCGAAAACTG